TTCCTCGTGTCCGTAGATGCGTCGGCATTACGAAACGTTCTCTCTGTGCCGTCTTTATGCATGGTAGTAACGAGGGCATTACTAGCATGCTCTTTGCCTCTTTCGGCTTTTCTCTGATTATCGGAGTGCTGTATACCTCTTGGCTGCTGTCTTCCGATGGTAACTGTATCTTCGGATGGTTCAATGAGGTTCCGTGCTCCACCGGTAGTGTCTCCTGCCTGGATAAGTCCGAGGTCGTCGCATATCTGTGACTGCTCGCGCTTTCCGTGGACGTCGCATCCGAGAGACTCGTCATAATAGGCCTCCTGTGGCTGGAATCCTAGTGCCGCCTGTATTGGAAAGACATAGTGAAGAATATGGCCGCAATAGAGGCATTTTTGATTGAGTCTTTCGTTGTATTTGACAAACCTGTCTTCTGAATAGTCACATCCATAGCACTCATATTCATAATTTGGCACGGATTTAATCCTTAGTCTGAAAAGATAGGTCCATTTGGGCTTGACTCTTAGGAGGAGATCTAATGACTATATTTAAAGGAATTGTTTAATACTTTCTAATAAACTCGGCAAGCGGCAAGGATGCCTCTATTTTTTCCCGTGGATTTAAGAATAATCCAGTGATATACTTTAAAAGAACGTGTCATTGGTCGCTGCCCTTTTGAAGATTCACCGTACCATGGATGAACCATTATATCTCTCTGTTCATTATATCTACACAGGTGACTACTAGCAAATTTAAACTTCGCCACTTCTCCAATTTTGGCCATGTTTACTCCTCACTTTGCTTTCGTCGGTCCAAAGACCACATCCATAGGTACGCCTTGCAGCTTGGCTTGTTTTGGATGTGCTGCTAAATGTCTAAAATATTTGCGTTGTCTTTCTGACTCTTAGGAGGCATAAGTCAAGTCTTTGGTGAACCAAAAAGTTTTCTTGGATCGGTCATTTTTAATCTCTTCTTTCTTCTTCTCCAAGGACTTCTGTGCATCTCTGGATTCAGCGCCTCTCTAATTGTATTTTTTCTTCCTAATTCTTCTAAGCTTTTGCTTTTGTACTTTTTCCAGAAAGCTTTTCCAATTCTGTCCGCTAATTTCTCTATTCTTTCTGATCCTACAAACCTCTCGCGTGGCGTTGCACCACCAGTTACTCCACGTATAAATGTCTTATGCCGAGAAAGTTTACTTTCCGTCCATCCTTTTTTCTTGGAAACATGTGCCATATCATTTCGCTTTCGTTGGTCCAAAGACCATGACAGGATTAGATCCTTTGATCTTGCCTTTTCTCTTGCGCTTGAGCTTCGTCGCCTCTCTGGTGGAGGAGAGCACGCTCTTCATCTCTCTGGTGTCGGTCGTATGCATTGCGTGCAATGCCATCATCTACTCCTTTTACCGTCCATTGGCTCCGCCGGACAGGTTCTCCGCTTCGCTCTCTTGTCTGAGTGCTGTGGCAGGTGAAGCAGAGAACATCTGACTATCTATTGGTCCTGGCGAGGCACCAAGAAGACCTTGGCTGCCACCACCACCAAGAGCGGCGAGGGCTTGCACGGTGAGAGCCAGGCGCTCTGGATCTTTAAGGACGGCCTCCATCTGCTGCTGGAAGTCGCCTTCGGAGGCAGGCAGTATCGTCTCTGGATCGGATATATCATATCCACGCCTTAAGAGCATCTCGAATATCTTGTTGATGTTGGGCGGTGGAAGCTTTAGCTGCAGGTAGAGACCTATCAGTCCAGCAGCCTGGTTGAGAAGGTCGGACAGATTCTTGCGCTCTACGGCCTGGCTCGTCGCTTTAGGCGCTACGCTTATCTTAAAACGGTACTCACCGGAGGCGACGGTGTCGTCTACGGAGAGCCACTGGCCGAGCCTTGGATCTACCAGATACTTTGTGTCTGGCTGAAACTGCTGGTACAACTGCCAGAACTTACGTGCGGTGTCCACCTGCATGCGGTGGAAGAGTACCTTGCGCTTGTTCTCTCTGGCCGAGTTACGTTTCTCTATGATGGATACCTCTGTCGCCGTCTCTGGAGAGGCATTTCTGATAGGCTGCGGCGTACCTGCGGTGTCATCGAAGAAGTTACGCAGCAAGGACATATACTGTGCTTTCTCTTCGGGCACCGCATGGAAGGGCAGCGCTATGATACCTCTGGAGTCGGCTATGCCTTCTACGCCGAATATAGATCCATCGGGCGCCTGTGTAATATCCTGTATCATCTCCTTGGTAAAGACGGTGGTATCATATATCCATATGTTCTTCTGCTTTCTGATGGTGTAGAGCATCGAGTCGAAGAACTCACCGATAAGTTGTTGTATAGATCCGGCTCCGGCGAGTGCCAGCGTAGGCTTATTGATCCATGTCTTCACATTCCTCTGAAAACGCAGGATAGAGGAAGGATATCCGGTGATATGTTCATAAGGCCATTCTTCATCATGTCGCTGTATCTTTTCCTGTCCTTCGGCAAAGACAACGAGCAGGTCGGCTACCTTACCATTGGCCACCGGGAAGTTCTTAGCCCATATTTCCCATCCTTCCAGCATGGCGAAGTCTTCAAACTCCGCTGACTGATGTTTCTTAAAGCGCTTCCTATCCGTGATAGACAACTGCTTGTTGGGCTTAAGATCTGATGTATTATCGAACAGTTCCTGTCTCTTCCACCACGCCACAGGCTGTCTAATACGGAAAGCCTGCCATCTGGCGTCACTGCCGCCCATCATGGAGAAAGCGTCCATCAGGAAATCGTCGGCTGCTACACGTGAGCCGAACGGCGTCTCCCATTTAACGCTTGTAGAAGTCTCAGGTAAAGCAGTGAGCTTCTCTACCTCATCGTGATGGGCTATATGCTCATCAATGGCATCGACGGCTTCCGGCAGGCCGAGGTCACCAAGCAGTTGATCTTTAAACAACTCATGGGACTCTTTGTGTCGTCTGTGGTTCTGTGTGGCGGTGACTCTGGTGTAAGTGCCTTCAGCAAGTACTATGTTCTCTTTGTCTGGATCGTCTATCACCATACCGGAGGCATCGCCTGCAAATATCTCGGCACGCTCTTCTATGTCACCATGCCATCCTATCTTCTTCACGGCATAGGGCAACAGGTGAGCGTCTAAGGACATCTGTTCATCTTCTTCCTCTTGCTCCGATTCATTATATATCTCATTAATCACCTTCTGCACCAGAGGTGCGCCGGGCACCGACGCTTGTGACTTAGGTGATATGTTAAACTGTATCTGCTGTTCGTGCATATTGGCAACGGACTGGTCTACCCATGCGAAGACGATAGATCCTTTCACGCGAGGCACACTTGCACCAGAGAGAGTATCCAACGTCTTTTCACGCAGATTGACCGACATGTTATTATATAACTTGACGATCTCTCTTCCAGCTTCCATATATGGACGTATGAACTCTTCAGATAGTCTTAGCTGTCCCGTCCAGAAGTCGATACGTTTCTTAGGATCTGTTGGATAGTGCGCGTCGGCCATTATATTTCCTATTATGAGGATATCCAGGAAGTGTCGTTTCCTTTTGCGGACTCAACAAATCTTAAAACTGCACGTTTTATACGACGGATAAACGTATCTGTGGATATCCATCCAAAATTAGGATGCCAGAAGACAACAGGATTGACAAAATCGTCAAGTAGCGTCTGTTCATATACTTCATGTAAAAGCTTGGAATAAGATATCATCATGTTCTCTAGTTAATCATACCAATAGCCTGTCAAGTGATCTGTCGTCGGCGATGCTCTCGTCGAGTACTATGTCATCGTTCCATCCTTGCAGTGTCTCATCCATGTTATTTACGCCAGCGGGAAGAACGAGGAAGCTCTCACGTGTATCTCTGGTGCCGTTCTTCCTCTGCTCTCTCCATGTCTTATACATCGACATCGTAGGCACAGCATCGGCATCCTTCACAGGCTTTTGTGTATACAGAGCGCCCATGGCATAGTATCTGAAGTCATCGAGTGAGTGCTCAGAGCCATCGGTATCCAAGTCTTCAGATGGATTATCTTCGTCGCCGGCGTGGACGGCGTTCTCCATCTCACGTTCGAAGTCGGCACATTCAGGGAAATAATACACCTGTGGATGCCTGGTGAAATGTCCTTCATCATTCTGCTTCCATGCTATGAGGTTCTTGCACAGACGCCATCCAGGTATACGTTCTTTGTTAGCTGCAACGCAGTATAAGCCAGCTATGTTACGGAAGATATCCGACACATATCGATTTGGCGCTGTCTTGCCTGCGTTGGATCTCATATGAAAAATCTGTCCATCGGCAAAGGTGATAGAGGGCTTACGTCCTTTGGTATATGGGCAGTTTGTCCATGTGTCTTTGATGCCTGCGGCATGTTCATCAGGCCATAGTCCTGATTTGTAGTATTCGG